GCAATTAAGATCGTTTTGCAAATTCTTGCGTCTTCAGGCACCACAATTCCGACGCCGCGTCTCAGTTCAAAGCGGCCGACAATGCGTTTTAACTTGCGATCGGCAAGTTCGACGATATCGGCTAAAACTCGACCCCTGTAGTCGGTTCCTGCTTCTCTAGCGACAACAATATCTCCGGGAAGAACTTTGGTCATTTCTTCCGGAGAGATGTACATATCGGGAACGTCTTCTTCGCAAATCAGGAATCCGAATCCGTCACGGTGTCCCTGCACCACGCCGGTATGAAGTTTGGCAGAAGAGGTCAGGAGAACAATGTCTTCCCGATTCGTAAAGATTCTTCCTGCCTCTTTCAATTTATTGAAAGCGCGATCAAAGACCTCAGAGGAGATGCCCTTATGAGAAAGCATCACATACTCTTTCAGGTCGTCCATTTCCATCGGGAATCCGGCCGTCCTCAATTCCCGTTCAATTGCCTTTTCAGCCGCTTCCACTCCGGCAGCCAGGATGGCACGCTGCGGCTTAGCAGAAGTCAACGCAGACTTCTGTTTGGTTTTATTCTTCGCAGTAATTTTGAGCCTCAACTAATTAATGTTGATCCTATTTATGCTGGATTGTAATTGCTGAGGTTGCTAACAAAGTCCTAAGATCGCTCAGAGTGGAGATATTTGATTTCGGCCTTCAGGTACTAAAAATATCAATCCAAATTAAGCACATCCAGCATTCCGAGTCCGCGGAACTGGGGAAGAAGCAGAATTAACAGAACAACAATCAAAAGAAAGACCAGTCCGTAGGCAAACTGATGATCCGTTAACTGCCTGAAGAAACGGTATTGGCCTCCCGACGGATTCTGTTCATAGCGGTAGCCTGAGACTTGGAAGTTTTCAGGGAGCTCTGTTTCCCGGTAATAATCGTTCAGACGATATTCATTCCAAACTTTGGGATCTTTTTGACTTCCGAAAGTATCCAGATCTCCGGGCCTTCGAAGATCTCTCAGATAAATCGGACGACGCTCAATGATTTCCTCTCTTTTACGAAAGCGGATGCCCTGTTCATCCAAAAGCTTCTCGTAAGCCAAATCATGTTTCTTCTGCAGATTGGCGAGAAAACGATAAGCTTTTTCGTCCGCTTGGTATTGGCTATCAGCCTTAATCGTGAAGCATTGGTTTTCCAGATAAACCGATTCGTAATAGGGAATCGGATAAAACTCGGTCGACGAAACAGCCTTAGGGACGCAATAACGAAAAAGCACAGAAACACCGCATGGAAAATTGAAGTTGAATCAAGACCGGCTGTATTGCCGCCTGAACTTGAAAAAGGATTCTAACGACAAAGCGTCGGCTTAAGAAATGTTTCTGCCGACTGCGCCTTTGGCACAAAAAGACGGCTCCTTTGCCTATTTTTATCTATGTGAAATCGGTTCGCCTAGAACGAGACGCAGGAAAATTCGGGTCTCGGTGCCGGTTTGGCTCAGCGTTTCTAACGTAGAAACAGCGTGATAAGTGATTTTTGCCTTGGAGACTTCTCAGTCTTCAAGGCTTTTTAGTATTTCAGATCAGAAAAAAGTACGATCAAGCAGGATTACTTTCGAAAAAGATTTGCTCAGACAAAGTTTTGGGGTAGTTGTAGGTATCCGCTTCATCCATACATCCTCTCAGCCAGCGGTAGTACGGTCCAAAAGCTCGGGACTCACGAGTACGAATTCTCAGTCTCGCTCCCATTTTTTCTCCCGAACCCAGTTATGAAGTACTTTGTCGAGCCAAACCGAAGAGCAGTTAGTGACCAGAACCTGATATTTTCTCGTCAAAGGAACCGGCATTCGAATCATCTTTCGGCCTTCTCTGTTAAAAACCTTGTGCCGAAGTTGAGCGCCCAAGTCGAAGTAAATGCCTTTAGCTTGTCTTCCTTACTCAATAGCGATAAACAGCAGACGCCCACTCGATCAGAGAGACTGGCAAGTTCAAACTGAACTTGCAGCAGTTCGTTGATTAGACTGTCTTGCTTGGCGAGTTCCGCCAAAATATTCCGCGGAACATAAGCGACTTCGGCATTTGTGATCGCTAAGTAGTGTCCGGCTCGGGCCGTCAGGAGAAGAAATTCAAGTTACCGGCCGCCAAATGACCAGGTGTGGAAAGCGCAATTGCAGGACTGTCTCCTTTTGTTGAGCCGATCGCACGAGCAGTCACGCCTCTAGTAGCGAGGACCACGTGGTCAACACGTTCACCCGGAGAAAATACTCTTTCTTCTTTCAGCGTTTTGGAAAGACCTAATCTCAAGAAAATCCTCACCAGCACCGGATGAAGGCGATGATGGATCCAAGGCATTACCGGAACTTTAGAAAAAATGGCTCCTGTCGAGTTCGCATTGTTTTTACCTTGAACAATCGATACGTACCAATTTTGAGTGAACCTTGCCATAAGCTCTTTCCAACTAACCTTAGTAACGTGAACCATGCAGAAGCTAGGCAATCATCGAAGGGATGATTAATTTTCACCCTAAGTAATTCCTACGATTCGTCAATAATGGAACGCGTTTTTACCGTAATTAACCCCAAATTAAGTTAAGGATTTGCGTAAAAAGGCTATTAACCTCTCCAAATACTCATGAATTATCGAGAACTAAAAGTCAAATCTGAAACCGTCTCTTTAGAAAGAACGGAAGCATCGAGCGCTTTAGGTCGCGCAAATAGAATTGAAAGTGAGAATTTAAACTAACCACGCAACCCGCTAATGAAATGAAGGCTCGGATAGTTCTAGGGATTTTTGGGACAAAGAAAAACCCCGCAAATCTACGAGGTCTTAAGAATTAGGCCTGGTGCCCGGGACTGGACTCGAACCAGCACGCCCGTGAAGGCGCTAGCACCTGAAGCTAGTGCGTCTACCAATTTCGCCACCCGGGCAACAGAGAAATGAAATTTTACCTATAAGATTCGATTTTTGCAAACACCTATATAGACTCTATTTGTAATAAATTATTTCAAATGAGCTTCGATTTCAATTTATCGGTCCCGGAGAATGCGAAGGGCAAAAAGAAAACCTCGCGAATCTGCGAGGTCTCAGGAATAAATCTGGTGCCCGGGAATGGCACCACATTTTCAATACTATTCAATTAGATAGCTTTAACGGTTCCGTTTAATTTCCGTTATATGGATGTAAAACGGAAATTTTTGAGGGTTTTAACGGAAATTTTCGGTTGTTGCGTAAAAGCCGAAAGATCAAATTTATTTGCGGCAAACACATTTGCGCTCGTCAAAATAAATGTACTTGTCTGTGTACTAAAAAAACAGAATCCTGACTAAAAATACAAAGCTCTTGTAAACTTAAAAAAAGGCATAAGGGATTTTGATATGAGTGACAAGCTCCAGCTTTTTGGAAATGCGAAAATAAGATCATCGTGGAACAAAAAAGAGGAGGAATGGTACTTCTCAATAGTAGATGTAATTGAGGTTCTTACTCAGTCACCTTCTCCTGGAGCGTATTGGAGAAAGTTAAAACAACGCCTCAAAGAAGAAGGAAATGAAACCGTGACGAACTGTCACGGTTTGAAAATGATGGCAGCAGACGGAAAAATGAGAACAACTGATGTTGGTACTGCCGAAAATATATTTAGACTCATTCAATCCATACCCTCACCCAGAGCAGAACCGCTTAAACTCTGGCTTGCTAAAGTTGCAAAAGAGCGGATTGATGAAGAGATTGACCCTCAGAAAGCAATAGATCGAGCAAGAGAATCCTATAGAAGAAAGGGATATCCCGAAGAATGGATTAACACTCGAATGAAGGGTATAGAAACGCGGGTTGCTTTAACGGCGGAATGGAAAGAGCACGGAGTTAAAGACCAACAATACGCTATGTTGACCGATATTATTCATCGAGGTACGTTTGAGGTTAGCGTTAGGGAACACAAGACTCTCAAGGGACTAACCAAAGAAAATCTTAGAGATAATATGACGTTAGTTGAGTCCGCTCTAACAACTTTAGCAGAAGCAACCGCTACCGAAATTACCCGTGCTCAAGACCCTCAATGTATAGAAGAGAATAAATCTATTGCAAAAACGAGCGGCAACATTGCGGGAAATGCAAGGAAAAAGATCGAAGCCGAAACTGGAAGAAAAGTTTTATCCAGCAAGAACGCACGCCACTTAATTGAAGAAGAACGTCAAAGAAAATTAAGCTCTAAGAGCTAAGAATTTTACTTCCGCATTTCTTTTGGTCGAAATATTTGCGCTCTGCTACTTCTCCCTGCTTACCGATGTTGAAAGAAGAGATCGGACGATGGTAGCCCATCACGCGGGTCCAGACTTCGCACTTCGTTCTCTCACTGTCTGGGATGCCGAGTTTTTCTAATTCAGTCATTTTTTGCCTCCTGGCTTATCTGAGTTGGATTGCACATCTCTCAATGATTCGTCTATCGCTGACTGCGCGTTCTGCACATTCTGCAAGAGTTTTTGAAGAGAGCTCAAGTGCGCGTCTAAATCGACCACACTCTCCAAGCTCCCTCTGTAACTTTCGCTGTATCGCGGCGTCTCGCTCGCGCACCCGCAAAGCAGAATCGTTAAGCACACCGATAGATTTTTCCAATTGAGCAATTTCTTTATCCTTTCTGTGTAGCGTTTCAATCTGGTGAGCAAGTATTCGCTCCCGCTCCTGTGTCCACCTCAGTTCAGTTTCCTGCTGGCCGAAGTGATAGCCCAAGACACTCGAAAACATGACGGCGGCAATAATCAAAATTACTCGGATCATTTTCTGAAAAAGAGTTCTAGTTCTGCATAACGGCGGCGACGCAAACCTTTCTCATAGGCCGTCCCAGGATTGCAATACTTCGGCCACCATTCTCTAATGCCGTCCTCGTTCTCAGCATTCACCATTTTGAATAAGGTGTACCGCCTGCATTTCGTGATTCCGAAATTAAATACAAAGCTCATTAAAGCGATGAATTGATTCTCGGTAACAGGTACATGAACTAGAGCGGCCAGCTCTTCTTGTGTATGAACAAGGTCTTTGTCCAGGAGGTCATACGCCTCAGCCCGCGTAATGTGTTCATCAGGGTGGACACCTTTCGTGTGCCCGAATCCAATGGTCCAGACCCCAGCAGGGCATTTGTAAGATTCGAGGGCCGGTCCCCCTTTAGGGCCTTGCTCGAATTCCGATATAAATTGAGTTGCTAACTCAGGCGGATAAAGCAGAATATCCTGTTTTCTCATTTAGCCTCCTTTAAGCCGTGCAACCTCTGAACCTCAGATTTGAGGGTTTCTAGGTCTTGCTGGATTTTTGTGAGCTGTTTGATGGATTCTGAGTTTGAAGTTGCTCGTCTGTTTAGCTCGTTAATCTGGAGGCGCTGGAGCGCGGTTTCGTTCTCCAGGCTGTTGATCCGGTCTTGCTGTGACACGATCGTGTACTGGTTAAGCTGAGAGTTTGTGAGCCACCCTGCCATATAAAAAGCAAAGAACAAAACCAGCTTTATAAGTCCGGCTATAAACGAGCGCATACTAATTTCCATGGTTCGCTCCATTGTGGACGGTAAGTTTTAATTTGCCTGTGACGACACCGTAAAGAGTGTTCATGATCTTCAGGCCGAAGTAAGAAGACACCCCGCTGCAGGCCCCGATCCACTCCCAACTGAGTTTCGAGGTGCGGAGGATCAGATAGACAATGAAGCCGGCAGCACATGAGGATATGAATTCAACAAACCAGCGCGGAAAATTCCAGCCCCGTTCTCCTCTCACGTACGGCATAGCCGAGCCCGAGGCGGCGCAGATAAGAATAAGCGCGAACACTATTAGGTTCACCGTGCTGGCAAACTCGCTGAGGCTGAAATCTGTTTCCATGTCTATTCCTTTTTAGACATGGTAGCCAGGCCTCAGAGTTCAATGCGCACACCTAACGAAAAGCCCCTCACTTCGAGAGGCGGAGCGGTTAGCGATTGAATTTAAAAAAGCGGAGCACTTTGCCCTGCCCGGTTTTGAGTATGAAAGACCCTCGGATTCTTACCGTGTCTCCCTTTCGCACAAGTATCGGAGGAGTTTGAACACCGCCGCTATCGCCATAGGAAGTTGAATAAGCAAAGTCCTGACCATTGATATTTACTACCGCCCAATAAGCGTCATTTATTAAGTCTGAAGGCTTTTGAGCATAAGCAGTCATGTAAGCGTCAAAGGGCACAGTTACGGGATTAGAAATGCTGGTGTCGGCCGAACTAACGGAAAGAGGAACATGAGTAGGGCTGGTTTCTACCGCATAGATAAAGGCCGAAGACAACATTGAATTAAATTCAGACTTCTTGGTGAACTTATCCAAGAGCAGTTGGAGGAGCGACTTCAGCATGACGCACCTCCTACAGCAGAGTTAGTCTTCAGTCTGCATTGGGATAAGCTGAAGCGTGTCAATAGTTGAATCAGGTGACACCAAGTATGAGAATGGCTGACCTTTTGAGACAGGAATGATGTGTCTCCTCGCAAGTGCTCGGCTATCAATAAATCCCGAGCCGCCTGAGGAAACTTCCAAAATGACACCCGAGGCGTCTCCTGAGAACGTAACGTAACCGTCCGCACTGAACGTAAGAGTGTGCCACGCATTGTCTTTAGTGATAGAGAAGTGGATCGCCTCAAATGATGGACTGACTGCGTGTTGAATCCACGCTCTCTTACTCTGCAAGAACTTTTCCGCAAAGAGCTGGATAAGCTGTTTAAGCATAGGCCACCTCCTCGCAGAAGAGCGTTCTTAAGAGCTGATACCCCCCCCAACTAGGTTTATAAATGCAGCATAAACCACCTGTCCTTCAATGTGATATCTGACAGTTCTTCCCTTTGAGACCGGGACTGCAACTTTATTCCATAAACCGTTAGAGGCGGAATCGAGGATTCCTCCCCAGAAGTTGACATAGCCTGAAGATTCAACTTCCACGTTGATATAGCCGTCCGCTGGAGCTACATAAGTGCCGTCGTTACCCGTTGTAAGGCTCAGCGCAACTGCATTTTCAAAATTAGGCATAGCCTGATGCGCAACTAAGGAGGATTCTTTCTTGCTGTAGAACTTCGACAGCAGGAGGCTCAATAAACTTTTCAGCATAATGCGCCTCCTGTCAAAGGATTAAAAGTCTGAACTTGCCTTGTAGAACCAAAGAGAATAATCGGTTGTACTCCCGCCACGACACAAGAACTTAATCTGTGTCCCTTTTTTAACGTAACAACAGATTCCAGCTCCCGCAGTGTTTCCGTTAAGAATGGAAGCAAGTGCCATCTGCCCGTTCTCGACTTGGATTTCAAGAGCTGAGACTGTATTTGAGTTGCATCGAGAAGTCGCCCAGCCGTTGCACGGTGCGGTGTAGGTAAAGAAATCCGTGGTGCTTGTGCAAGGAATATTAATGCCCTGATGGATAATAGGAGCTGATTGTTCTGAAACCCAAGATTTTTTGCTTTGCAAAAACTTCTCGGCAAATAATTGAACGAGGGCCTTAAGCATGACAGAGCCCTCCGAACAAAGAGATTATACCCCCCCCCGATTGTCTTAAAGAATCGCACCGTAATATCCGATAAGCGGATACCGTTTACGGAGAATGTTGCGCCTTTGCTAATCGGCGCCATCATGTTAAATCCCTGACCGGCCATAGGGCTGACTTGGGAAATTTGTGCTCCACTGATTTTGGCCTGAATCATGGCTCCTGTATTTGCCGTATTGATATTGGCCGAACCACTTACATTTAAGAACCCATCTGTTGGGGCCGTACCCGTGTATAAGTTATCGGTCCAACTGTCGCCGACTGTCGGTGTTCCGTTGAACCATGTTGGCTCAGTGTATGTGCTAGAAGCATTGTGAGCCGCCTGTGCTGGAGTAGTCCTACTATCCAGCAACCTTTGGATAAGTTGTTTTAGCATTTAAGCTCCTTGCCGAGCCTAAATGCTCGACGTTGTTAAATTGGGCAGAAGTAGCAGTAGATCGTTCCCGCTGTTAGTCCATAGTGGTATTGAATCTTCTGTCCCTTCTTGAAGTATTGGTAAACCGCTATGTTTTGGCCTGTATTTGGGTGTCTAACTAAAGTCGGCCAGTCTGTAAGTCCGTCTGCACGTATTCCAACAAAATTAGCCTGAGTGCCGTAACACCAAGCTATCCCATCTGCTGGAGTGACATATTCAAAGTACCCCGTGGATGTAGCTGTTTGGACGACCACTGCACCCGTTATACAGTCGGATATACCTAGTTCAGAGGGCCTCCTACCATAGATACTACACCCCCCCCCGATTACAGCACGTTTAGGCACGAGCTGATTTACAAGCAACTGAATCAACTGTTTAAGCATTGAAGCCTCCTTGTCTCATTTGATTTCTAGCTGTGACTTTCTGCTGTAGCTCGTAAGCCAAAGCGGTAGGAAACTCAGGCCACTGGACGAACGGGAAACCCTCGACTTCAGGCAGGTTTCTTAAAGCCTGTCTGTAGGTCTCAAGGGCCGTTCTGTCAGCGTCCTCAAGAGCTGATCTCTTGGCTCCTACTGATCTCGCAACAGTAATATCAGGCAGTTTCACGTAATCGTCTGTGTCCGAGATTCGCGCGTTTCTCTCGGCTTTGATCTCGTTGCTGTAGCGCTCCTTACAAAAGTCATCTGAGTTTTCCGGAAGGTCAGCCTGTGTGTAGTATTTGCCGTCAGCGCTCTGATACAGCTCGTCCGTAATCAACTGAGATTTGACAGCAAACTGCTGACCCGCTTTGAACTTGACTTTGGCTTTGCCGATTAACGGTTTTTCCAACACTTCTACCTTCAGGTTGTCAGCTTTCAGGTCAGGCGTTGTGAAGGTATAGAGGTCATATCCATATTGGAAACTCTCAGGGCGGTTGAGCGGTTCAATCGGGATTTCCTCTTGAATCGTGTTCCCCTTCAGGTACTTCTTATCCACCAGTGCGATAAGCTCGATTGAGCAAGGCTCAACCCAAAAGCCTTGAGCATCCGATAGGCTCGTGATGCGACCGTTGCCCATCTTCACGCCGTACTTCGCCACGGGTTTGGATAACGCCTTGGTTAGGTACTCAGCTTTGATTTCAGATAATGTAGTCATACTGCTCCTTATGAATCAGATTCGCTTGTTTCTTCAGCTTCGAGGGCGTCGATTTCCGCTTGGGTTGCTCCGTTATCTAAGCAAAGCTGTTTGAGAATTGGCACGAGATAGGCCTCGATCTTTGAGCCCAAAGTGCTGGTCACCCAGGCCGCTATCGCCGAAGCAAACGACGCGGCAAACGCCGCAGCCCATCCGATATTTGTTCGAGCTTGTGCCCGCTGAGCGTCTGTAAGATTGTTCTGCTCTGTGTACAAAATAGCCGTCGGTGCCTCGCCCGTATCGCCTTTTGGCCCGTCATTACCGATATCCCCTTTTAAACCGCGGGGGCCTTGAACCGAGAGTTTTATCCAATAGCTCGTGTTGGTAAGGACGGTGCCCGCAGGAACCGCCTTAATGGATTCGTAAATAAAACCGTCACTATCTTGAACACGGTCAAGAATGTCATAGGAAGCCGTGGCGCTCCACGTGCCTTTCCAAACATAACGGACTTTGCCAATACTAAGAGTTGGCATATGTAGCCTCCACTATTCCGTTGTCGTTAATAGAAAACTGAGCCGGCGCCAGGCCGACATATTCGAGTTGGAGTACGCCTTCCTCGTTGACCTCAAACTGCCCAAAGCACGTGGCAAAAGGGCTTTGACCCATAGGCCCTCTCTCGCCCGGACTTCCCGCGGGTCCCGGACTACCCTGCAAACCGCGCTCACCGCGGGGGCCGCGAAGATTTGAAATCTTTGCACCGACGGTCGCGGTTGTTGCCGTTACCGTGGTAATCCGAAACAGATCGCCGTTGGTCGAATTAAGTACCAGGTCTCCGACCTTTACATAGGTAGAAGGCGTGAGATTAGAAAGCGGGAAAGTCTCCGACTCGGATACCGTCGGGCTTGTCCGGGTAGAGAATCCGGTTTGCGCCGCTATCGCTTGAATCTGCTGGAGGGCCTGTTGGCATGTCAGCTTGTCGTCATTCGTAGAATGCGCGTTGGCCTGCGCCTGGGCCGCAAGTTGCTCGATCGTTTGGAAGGTAAGGACTAGGTCATCAATCTCGTCCTTTAGCGCTTTGATCTCCGCAATATCACCTTTGACTGTGTCATAGATGGCTTGTGCCTGCTGCGCGTAATCATTGGCAGTGGAAGCGATCTCAAGGACTTCTGCCAATACCTCCTGCGGTGTGTGCTCCGATGTGCTCGGAACAATCAGGCATCGTCCGAGGGCTTCCTTCAGCTGCTGGCAGTAAATAGTCAGAGTGTCGAGAGCGTCATTAAGAACTTCCGGATAGAAGCCACCGGCATTGGTAAAGACCTTTTCTTGAAGGAAAGGAGCATTTGAGAGGATCGCCAGCGCTTTTCCGGACGGAAGCGCATTGTTTAAAGTGACCGTGCCTCCGGGAGAATTTTCCTGGTTATCGTTGAGCGTAACCGTGTAGTTCGTAGAGGCAAGCGTCTCGGAGACCGAGGTGTCCTTGTTGTCAGCAACGACAACGGACAAGTCGGACTCCTTCATCACTTTAAAGCTGAATGTGAAGGCCTTTGTCGAGCCGTCACTGATATAAGGACCGGCTCTCCGAAGTTCTTGTGAAATTGACATTAGCGATCTCCTTGCCATCAATTTTCATTTGACAGCAAGGAGGTTTATGGACGGGTTCTTAGTCCTTCTTCGCTTTTCCGGAAAGAACTCCCTGAACAAATTCACCAGCATCCGCGGGCTGGATGTCTCCCGCTTCAACTCCCGCCATGTAGCCCAACGGTTTCTTGAGGAAGCCAAGCGGCAGGCCTGTCACCACAGAGAGAAGATCCAGCATATTGCGGGTATAGGAGCGGGCGTTGACTTCCTCATCGTTAAGGATCTCAACGGTTTGTTGAATCGCCTTGCCGCTTCCTTCGATAAGGCCATAAGCCGGAGCGGTCATAATCCTGCCAACATAAGGATCGGTTCCCCAGATGAATCGCGCAACATCCGAAACTGCTCCGCCTTTTTGATCTTTGGCTAAGCTGGCGCCGGCAGTGTTAATAAATTGTCCGGCAATAGGAGCCATGGCCACCGCGTTCTTAAAGGATTCCGAGGCCAACATTCTCAGCATGTCGTCCATGCCGAATTCGTCATCATCTCCTGTATCCGGATCTCCGAAGACCACCGCCTCAATGAATTTCGCAACAACGGAAGGAATCGTCACAATCAATAGAGCGTCTCGAGCATACATGCCGTAACGCTTAATCAGTTTCTTCTCCATGCTGTCAGCGTGGAAGCGCTCATTGAGAAGATTGAACTGCATATTGAAGTAGTTGTAGAAAACAAGGAAGGAGCGGTACAAAGCATTTCCTGTTTCGACATTAGCAACGTTTTCCGGAGAGAAGTCGGACATCGTAGTGCGAATCACCGAATCTGCATCCAGGACCGCTTCCTCTGTAGTCCGTCCTTTCTGCAGCGCCTGGTTGTAAGCTCCGACCCATGTGATCGCATCAATCGGAATCTGACAGAAAGACTGCAGGAAGTATCCTTTCCGCATCAGGAAGTCATGGACAGGCTGAATGTATTTAGCCTTAGCAGTTACCGTCTTATTAAAGATTCCCTTTTGCTTCGTAACACGATTGTCCTGAGTGGAGGAAATCTTATAGATCTGAGACTGAAACTCCATTGCTCGGTCATTGAGGCGAGACATCATGAATGGAGAAAGCTGAGTGATTTGCTCCGTTACCTTTCTCGGATCACGGGCAAAGACACCGGCAGCGTCGATGAGGTTTCGTCCGGAAACCTTGGTGAGCGCAATTGAGAACCCAGTGAACTGTTGCAGAGCGTTCACGATGTGGCCCATCATGATGTTAATGCCGGCAATACCTCTGAGTTCATTGAGTTTCTTGCTGATCCAGCCGCTCCTTCCATCACTGACCTGCTGAGAGTAGGAACGCTTGAGCCACGGTCTCAGCATATCTCTCAAAGTTGTCGGATCCTGTGCATTAAGCTTCTCGGACAAGTCTTTGTTAAGAAGCAATTTGCCAACATCCTGCGCTACCGGTGCGATGTAACAGAATTTCAGAACCGAGGAAATGTGATTAGAAATAATCGCAACATCAAAACTCAAAGGTTCGTGATACCCGGAAGCTCGAGACTTCGTGAATCCCGGCTGGGATACCGGCATCGCGCTCAGATAATCTTGTTCCGTAATTCGATCAATTTCATCAAACGTGGCCTTGTCAGCCACAAGATATTTGTCCGTTGTTGCCGGAACATAACCGCCTCGATATTCTCCCCACGGAGTTTGAATCGGAGAGGCTTCAATCTCTTTGAAGGTGTAGCCGTAAAGATCTTTGTAGGCCTTCTGAGCATCCTCCTTGGTCGACTCCAAAAGATCCCATACCTGCTGTACGAAATCCATGTCCGCTTTTGTGATTGTGCCGTCGGCATAACACTGGGCAATGAATTGATCCCAGCGCTTCGTATCCAATTTGGTATTTCCTTCCTGATCTTCAACCATCTCGGCCCAAGCGTTTCCTTCTCCGCGACCACCGAGCAAGAGCTTCTCTTTGTTCGATTCATTGCCGGTGTGAAGAAGAGCGCCGATAAGCTCGGCTTTTGTCCTAAACGTGTAGTTGAGGGTCGGAGCGTGAATATCCGTTCGAGACAACCAATCTTTCTGCAGCGGCTTAATCAGTTCTGCAAGCTTTTGCTGAAGTTCGCTGTTGCGGTTGCGGAACTTGGCTGTTGCCTGTGCGATCGGATCATAGATGTGTGATCTGAACGGATGGTTGGGGTTGCCTGTATCCATTTTGTTGCACCAGGACTCAACACGAACAAGCGAAGATCCGAGGCTCAAGAGCCCGTCTTGTCTGAACTTCTCGAAGGGCGTAGTCGCTTCTGTTTGTCCTACAGAGTGATACGTCAGATTCTGCGTGTTCATTTGAGCTATGAGTTCCTTAGCCGCCTGTTCCCGAGCTTCTGCTTTTGCCTCACGAGTAGTTTCTTTCCACTGACGAGACATAGCAAAGAGCATACTCACGTCTTCCGCCAAAGACTGAAAGTCGCCATAAGTCAGATTGCTGTAGCCTTGTCCCCCGTTAATGCCTTTGTATCGACTGAATACTCCGGACAGCATCTCATACACGGGAGGCGCCATGTCTTTAAAAGCGTTGATGCTCTTCTCTACCGCTAGAAGGTCTACATCTTCGGGTTTTGTTCTCCCGAGTCCTTCAATGTTGAAGACAGCGCGAAGTACATTAAGGACATCAAGGTCATAAGTCTTAGCAAGTTTCTTATCTGCAGAGAAGGTCTTTTTCCGGATGCGTTCAAAGCGATCTACTTGCTTGTCGACATCCAATGCCTGAAGCGCCGCCTGCAGATACATCAACTGCTGTCTCTTGTATGCGGCGGCCCTGCCCTTGTCTCCGCTGGCTAATGCTTCATAAGCCTTTCTGGAGGCCCTTGCCTGCATAGCCACAAAGTTCCGGGGATTGACGTTGTAAACGGGCATGTTGGCCAGCATCAATTCTGCAGAACGTTTGGCCGCTTCATTGATCATCCTCTGGCTGATTCCTGCAGGGCTTCCTGCCAAGTACTTAAACTCCGTTGCAACAAACCTTGCTCGGGCTTCGTTCTGCAGGGCCTCGGTAATCTGAGCATCAATGCCTGCCTGAGTAAAGTTTTCGGAATACTTCTCAATACATCTTCGAGTAGTTTCTTCTTCGATGCGCTCGTCTTTTCGTGCTCCCTCAAGAAGACCTTGGACCATACCTTGGACAGTCGCAAACGCATTGCCCTGACCTCGCATGAGTTCCATTACTTCAGACGGCGCCATTCCACCCTTCTTTGTCAGGCCAAGAGCGCTCAGCTTTTTGATTGCAGAAGAGCTGACCTTGGCGGCCGTCAATGCTTCCGGATCAAATTTCCAATTGATGCCAAAGGTTTCGTTGCTTTTCTTGATTAGTTCATAAGCTCGAGTTCCCGCTTCAGCCTCGATCTCTGCCGTAACACCTTCCTTAACCTTGTCGCGGATTTCTTTAGCCTTGCGCTGGATCATCCGCAAGGTCTTGGCTCTGGCGTTCGTGTACCACTTTTCGTCTTTCGCTTTTGCTTCATTTAGCAGGGCTTCGCCGTCCGCCAGCGCCTCATCATGCGCCTTCTGCATGGCGATCCAGTCTTCTTCGCTCATGTCTTTGGGCTTTTCATCAAAGAGCGGGCGCATAGATTCAGAAACTTCAGCCTGATAGAGGTCGGCTTCTGCATTGAGCATTCGATCCATTACGCGCTGAACTTCCTCAGAGAGCTGGGGAAGTTCCTCTCCAAACTCAGATTTGTACTGAGCCGCTCTTTGTTCCGCCACTCCGCCCGTCCATGCTCGATAAACGTCTCTGATCCATTTACCGAGATTCTTGAAAACAGTGATCAGCTTAGGATTGTGGGGCTTTCCTGCGGCCAAATAGATTTCGGTCTGATAGGCAAAGCGTTCGTGAAACTTTCTCTTCTCTTCGATGCTGAGGTTCTTCCATTCATCCAGCGACTTGAGACCGAAGTCTTTCAGAAGTGTTTCTGCATCCTTTTTGATAAGTCCGGAGACACCTGTTTCGCCTGCTAACTGCATCAGGTTCTCAAGATACCAGTGGCTCATTTCATGGGCAAAGGTAGACAAGTCAGCATTCGGAGTCAGGTGGATTGTATTTTGTTTAGGGCTGTAGCCGCCGCGCTCGTTTGTTCCGTTCTGGAAGTAAACAAGAGAGTCCTGAATCTTTTGGGACAGTTGAGAGACGGCCTTAGCCCTCACAGTCTTGCGGTTACTGCTAAGTTCTACACGGATGCCCTTTTCTTCCAAAGCGTCAACAAGTTCTTTCGGAGCGTTCTCCGGCAATACCGCTCCGGAAAACTCTTCAATATTCGAGCGTTCTGTGACGGGTCTTGTGCTGATCAAAGTGACGTTGGTCGGCTTAAATCCTTCCGGAAGTTCCAAGCCAAGCTTGGCAAAAACTTCAGTCGCAGGAACATTGATGGACCGCGGTTCGATCTTTTCGGTTTGGTAATAACCAGGGAACAGCTCCCGAAGCTTGACTAGGTCTGCCTCGGTCTTTACACTAACACCTGAGTCGTTGGAACCCCGAAGGCTATAGATGCCGGAGCTCTTGTTCCAACGACTTATTTTTTGGCTATTAGCGTAAACCAAAGCGTTGTTTTGCTCCTGCAACGGAAAGTACAGCGTATTTTCAGGGCCCCAAGAGGTTTTTGCCAAATTGATTTCAGCATGCCTTCCGGGGCCATTAAATTTAACCGCGACAACAACGTTTTGATTATTTTCGGCCTTTAGGTCAAGCATGAAGAGATAGGTATTTTCTCTCCGATCATCTCTGAAAATTGCAATCGGATCTGTCAGCGCTTCTGGGATTTGCTTCAAAACTCGTTTTGAAATCTCGGGATGAACATGGTGAGAAGGACTAGATTTTTTTGCTCCTGGCAGGGCACCATCAAACATGTGAGGGGTAGCCCGAAGCGTTAAGAACTTTGCCCCAATCAATTTCATTACAAGCGGAGTTTGCTTGAGCATCACCACGTTCTGAGTGGGTTTTTCTTTTAATCCATCAACAAGCTTTCCCCAAGTATCACTGTCCTCTTTCAGTTTTTGTTCCGCCGTTTTTTCTGGAGCGGAAACTGCTGCATTATCTTTCCGTCTGCCTCCGTTCTGAACCAACTCTGTTTGTTCAATGCTTCCTGAGACTGCGATCTTCGGCGCAAATTCCGCAATGCGTTCCGGAGCAATATTGGCATCTTTGGCCAAACGCACAATGCTTGCCGCCTGCAGCCGAGCATATTGCCTTGCGATTCTTTCCTCTCTGTAACCGTTGATCCCGCTTGCCATAAGGCTCTTCGTCATGCTCTCTGTCAGGTCATCGAAGGCCTGGGCATACTTTGACTTCTGAACCTGATTTACAGCCTGGTTAATTTCCTTTGTCGCCGCTTCCCTGCCTTCCTCTGTTGAAAGATCCCAATCGTTCTGGCCAACCCAGTCAGAGACAAGTTTGCGTGCCTTTTTCGCTTCGTAGGCACTGAGTTCGTCCGGATTGAATCTAAGGTGCTGAGTCAAAGCTTCTCCGAAAGAAGTTCCGGCAATATGGGCGGCGTAGTCTCCGGTAGAGATTTCAACGTCTCCGCCCGAAGCCACGGCTTTTTGAATAGCATTTCCTAGCTCAGGATTGATCTTCTTCAGGTCTTCCAGACGAACGTTTTTCTCTTGCATTGTCTGCGAAAACATTTCCCCATCTACGTAAATCGTGGGTTTGCCTGCGCTCTCTGCCTGGCTCTGAACGGCCTCGGAGACAACTCCGGGTGCAGTCTCTCGGGCAGTTATTTCCGGAGCAATCTGATTAAGGTTCTCGAAGAATTCCTGATTCCTTTGGGCGGTTTTGATCTTAGAGATGTGGCGCGTCATACCTACTGCACCGCCAGCAAGACCCAGTGCCCAAACACCTTTAATCGTCTCAATCCCGATGTCGGCCAATCTATCCATCACTTCATCCGGAGTAATGGAATCAAACTGCACATCTTTTGTGAGTTTCTTGGCGGCCTCTTCAGCAACAATGTTTGAAATTTCCTGAAGCTCTTCAACACCTACTTCGGTTGCAAGGCCTGTTGTGAAAGCCTTGGCAACATCCACAGCCGCGGCTCTGAATGTCGGCTTTTTGAGCGCTTCGATTGTCTTTTCTTTGACCTTCTGTCCGAACATCTGCTTAAAGCCGGTAATGCCAAGAAGCTTCCCTCCGAACTTTGTCAGCACGGCATCGCCGATGGCTTCCAAGGAGCCATTAACGAAGCCAACCGTTCCGGACAATCTTCTGGCAACATCATCGTCAATGCCAGCCTCGCGCATATCTTTATAAGCAAGACCGCCCTCAACCTCCTTTGAGGTTTCCATGACAGCGCCGCTCATTGTCATGAGACCCAGTGCTCCGAGAGAGACAGGAACGGCAACAGGAGCGCCCGCTAATGCAAGAGCACCCAAACCCAAGGCGCCTGCTCCCATACCGAGAGCTGCACCCTTAGCGGCAGTGTCTCCGCTGACCGTGAGCATCTGCCCGATCGTCTTCATAGTCGGATAGGACAGCCAGGAGTCCTTGAACTTTTCGTCCAGCGCGGCAAGCGTGTCATCGATTTCTTTTGATCGCTTTTCAAAAGCGGCGTCTTTCGTAATCTTGCCTAAGCGCAGATCTTCATACATACGGCCCTGCTCGTTCTGCAGTTCTCCGGACAAATATCCAGCCCTCCAGCCGTCAAGAGTTTTGACTTCGGGCTCATAGTCTTCATCTTCCCGCTTCCACTCGGTTTCTTCATCTGCATAAGTCAGAGACTTCGGAGGCTCGGCAGGATTACGAGCGGCCATCTTTTCTGCAAGTTCGTTGAGAAGAATATCCGTCTTGGCCAGCGGCTTAATGTCGTTTTTAAGAACAGGAGCTTTATCCGGATTATTCGTAATGTAGTCAGAAAGCCCAGGAGACTGCTTCAAGGTGTTGGCCGTGCGAAGTTTCTCAAGGCGCTGTTTTGATCCTTCGAAATCGGAATCCACTTCTGCAGGAGATATTCCGAGCTGGCGTGAAATATCCAAGACTTCCGCCGTGCGGCCGGGATCCTTTCCGAGGACAAATTGGGATGCAGAATACGCGTCACGCTCGATAATCTCGTAAGGGTTGAACGGCTGTGCCGGAGGAACAGGGACAGGATTGATCGGTTCAACAGTCGGTCCTTCGGTAGGTTCTTGAGCAACCATAGATTGGGTTGTCGGTTCTCCCGGAACTTCCATGGAGCCGTCCGGAGTTTCAATTGCTTGTTCGTCTGTAATAAAAGAATTCGGCATTTACTTTTCTCCAAACACCATGTGCATGGCAATGAGGTTGACTGCTTTCTTTGTGACGGCAGGATTTTTGGGATCGTTTTTAGCTTGTCTCTTGGCTTCTGCGTAAGCCCTATTCAGGAGTTCTGTGGGTAAAGGAATCCCCGCAAGCTTTGCATCAATAATCTGCGACTGGCGTTTAGTGAGTTTCTGTAGAGGAGGAAGGTTGAGTTCTTGAACTCGGATTTTGTTCACTTCATTTAATCTGTCTGCTTCCGTTCTTTTCGTCCGGAATCCGGCCTGAGGCAGCGCTTCCCATTCCAACTTCTTCTCTTGTCTGAAGTCAGCGCCCGATACATCGTTGTAACCGAAGAAGAAACCTGGCTTTTGTCCCTCAAACACCGTGTTGACCATTGAGTTCAATGTGTCATTGCTCAGGACGTTTTTCTCTGCCTGCTGGGTTCGAGCCGCATAAAGAGATTGAGCGCACAGGACAGCATTCTTCGTCTTCTTAGCGTTGAATTTTTCGTCATTGCAGCGCTGTTTGACCTTGGCCATGAAAGCCTTGTACTGCTGATCGTCGAGTTTCTCGACGTTGTACTTCAAAGTCTTGATGGTCTGTTTTGTGAGGTAACCGCGGTACTGATCAAAGTTAGTCTGAGCAAACTCTTCCGGATCTCTTTCTGCCAACTCTTCAAGGTTCCCCAAAACAGCAGGATCATCCTCAGTGCAAGGGAACTTTTGATGCTCGATTGCCCGCTGAATCTTCTCGTATCCGACGCGGTCATTCGTCTTGATTGTCGACATGAGGGAGGCGGGAACTTCCTCACCGTTATCTACGAACTGAAAAGCCTGATTGAGATTGTCGTAGTTTGTCGCCTTCTCAAGCGCTTCCTGCTCTCTCTTGGCTCCGTACACCTTGTTTTTGACAGCGGCGCGATACTTTTCCGGAACAGCATTGATGTTGTCTAAAAGCTCTCTGGCTTTGCCATTGTCCTTCTTGAGAATTTCATCCGTGTAGCGGTTGATAGTCGCTCGATCTGAAGCCATCTGCATTGCCGACTTTAATCTGAGCCCTGCTTTCGGGCCCATCTCGGTTTTGTGCTGAGCAATGTAAGCCTTGGCCTGAGAGAGCTGGCCCGCATCGATCATATTGCTCACTCGGAGCTCGTGGATCGGCCCCAGGACTTTGATCATGTCGACAGGCGTGCCGTGGAAACCTCCTATCTGCTGAGCAATAGAACGAGCCGCAACAAGCCCTGATTTTGCTGTTTCGGGGTCGGCGTCAGCGGCCTGGTTAAGAGCAAGGCTCAGCTGATTTTTAAGAACTGCGTCTTTGTATTCGAGCTGTTGGCTCGTGACATAGGTGTTGACCTGATCATTAAGCTTCAGGCTCGAGGCCTGATAAAGACGATCAAAGGCACTGCGGACTCGAGCGTTTCCAGCCTGCTCTCTCAGCTTCTCATAACGCTGTTTGAAGGCATCACTGACTTCATCATTCAGGCTTCTGCCGTCCGGACGTTCAAGTGCGTTTACGCCTTTAAGTCTTTCGTATCCGTTCTCCGGATTAACTCTGAGGTCTATGCGAGCATGTTCAAGTTGCGTCGATAAGTCATCCAGGCGAGTCTTATCAATTTCCAGCTGCCATTTGTCGTATGCATTCCTGAGATCTCCGGACAATTTGTTCATTGCTTCGCCGGCATGCCGAACTGACATCGGACTCTCAGGCGCAGTGATGATTTCAGAATGCATTCCGCCCGGCTGAGTGACAGACACCGGGACGCTGTAGGGATTGTCAACTGAAGGAAGTTTCATTGTTCCCATGTTTAGACTCCTGCTCCTCCGCTCATACCGCCGGCGCCGCTCGTGAACAACTTGCCGATGCTCACGACGTTATCGAGATAGCCGGAGCCCGTTGATCCTGAGTTAGGGTCTAAAGGATTGTCCTTAGCTCCGTTCGGATTCATGAGAATGCTCATGCCAGTGGATACGGCCGACGCCCAGGGAGAGATGTTTTTAGCCTGGGCGTTAAGAGCGATTGCATTGTTTGAGTAATTGACTGCTCTGCGCCGATAGCCAAAAGATTCGGCAACGGCGTTTGCGAGGATTTGATTGACCTGCATCTCTTTGGCGATGTCGTGAGAGGCCATCACTTCCGCAGTGTTACCGGTTCCGAGCGCTACACCGCTGGCCGCCTGAGCTACTCGAGTAGTGGCTTTTGTTTGTCCGGCACGAAAAGTAACTGCGGCAACTTCCTGCTGAGCTCTCTTCAAAACATCTTCTGCCGCTGTCCGGAAAGACTGCGCCTGCAATTTTGAAATCTCGCCCTGAATCTTGTAGAGCTGCTTCTGCTGCTTCGCCTGGCGAAAGGCAAGGATCGGAGCAACAATGCCGTTGACCGCATTGTGCCCCATCGAAAATCCAAGGCCGAAACTGCCCAGACCGTTTGCCGCGTCTGAAGTTATCTTAGAAAAACTTGACGAGGAGCCTTGTCCCTCGTACAGAGGAACGTCAAGATCCTCGCCAGCATATTGATCGTACTTACCCATGAGCCGTTACCTCAATTTTTCTTTAAGGTAACGGCGAAGCTTCAATGTTTATGGACGTTAAGCTGATAGATCACAGGTCAGGGCCAGCATTGTGACCGGCAGGGGATCGAGCTGTCTCAAACACACCTGACCGCCTCGAGTCCATGTTGAATAAAGCTGAAGATCAATTTCATCCGACTTGAGCGCGGGAGGAGATCCGCAGGGCTCGATCGTTCTCTGCTTGTATTCAACAAGGTCATTCTTATCGAAGCTGGGGCCTGCGAAGATTCCGGAACTTCTATTAACCCGAACTGTGATCTTGTAGACGTTCTTAACCCTGCCCATACCTCCGGACTGATCCTGGAGGATGACCGGAAGTGTTTTCACATCCGACTGATACGGAAGACCGACTTGAACCACCGATGCTTCATGGTTGAGAGTGACCTTGCCATTTACAACCTTCTGCTGAGGCTGGACAGCACCGTCGGCCAAAATAGAAACTGTCTTTCCCTCGAGCCAATCAATTCCGGAGATCGTGGTCGTAGGCGTCCCGTTGTAGGTCGCGCCGGAATCGACAAAGAAGGCATCAGCCAAATTCTTGAAGTTTCGTGTTCTCATGCGCTCAACATAGCGCTTCTGGCTTCCGTTGATTGTCCTTCTGATCACGCAGTAAAGGGCATCTTCCACGCCTTCTGAAACAGCGCAGCAGGATTCAAAAACTCCGTCTGTGTTGTGACGGTGCCAGGAGCCGACCTGTTGTTCAGGAATATACGTGAGGCCGAGCAAGTTTCCGTCGGAGGAGACAAACCACATGATGGGGTACGGAGCCTTCTGTGCCGTGGCGTCCTTGATCGTCTTGAAGTCAAAGAGGTGCTGACTTCTCAGGCACAGATCTCCGGACACAAAACCGCCTGCTTGATACTGATATGCGAGTTCTCGGACATGGCCGTCACGAGCCGAAGCGAAGATCAGATTGTTGTTGTAAACGAGCGGTCTGACTGTCGCGGCCCCGTTGTAGCTCTGAGGTCGAGCAGAAATCGAAGAAGGCGTAATCGCGTCAGAGTTCTGGGGACTGATTCGTATCTCTGAGCCCGTTGTTAAAAGGATCAGGTGAGACAACGGAGAAATGTGCAGAATCTTATTGAACTCTGTTGCCGCGATCCTAAAGTTGATGCGGTCATCGTCCTTAGACGGCAGGGAGTAAGTCATATCGCTCTCTGTGCCGGAACGAGTAGCAACCACACGCTGAGGATCAGTCTTAAAACCTGCAAACCAGCGGCGTTGTTCAAAGTAACCTACAGCGCTCGGATAATTTCCGGAAGAGACAACTGAGTCATATCGTCGAGGAGTGATGTCCGTCTTCGGAGCAATATTGTCATCGATGATCGATGTGGTTTCCGAGTCTCCTAGGTAACCATAGATGCCGCCTTGATTCTTGTAGAAGCGGCAGTAACTTGCTCCGGACACGGCCGAGCATGAGATTTTGATTGTCGTACCTGTGGCATAGAGGTTGGCGGTACAAGAGACTGCTGCACTCGGTTCGCTTTCGATTGTCTTATCAGCATTGAGGCAGGAGACTTTATATTGGAACGTGTACTTGTCGGCGTTCTTATCCTCGTTGCCCGTAGTCGTTTCTCTGACAGCGGTCACGTTTGTGGGCGTGGCCAAAGTTGAAGAGAAGCTGATCGTCGCCAGTCGCCAATCGGTGTTGGAATACCTCCGGATCTCCGTCGGAGCGTAATCCTCATGCGTCACGGTGATGATGTCATTTGACTGCACATACTCAAGTTCAAAGAGATCATCTTCATCCCATGGCGTTGTGATTTCGTATGGCTGATTGCCGTTCATCAACGTTGCGCCGAAGGAATGGAATCTGGCGTATTTGTGCCCCAGCTCGATAACGAAGGTTTGCTGAGCGTTAAAGATAAACGGAATCAGCCGCACCTTCTTGTTTGAGTCTTTGACCTCACGCACAAACTCAAAGCCGGGTCTGTTTTCAATCGGGCCCTGGGGACGGCAGAGAAAATTCAGGCACGTCTCAAGGCCTGTCTGATACTTTGTATCGTCTGTTCGCCCAAACATTTCCGGAGAAATTTCACCGCCGGCAAAAGAGCGCTGAAGGACTTTAGTTGAGCCACTCATGTCCGTCCCTCCCCCAGTCACCGTAGTCACCGATAAAGTCAGGCTTATAGCTCAGATGATCTCTGTCCTGAACTGCATCCTGAGCCTGTGCTTTTAACAGTCTATCTTCGTAAAACCGCATCATCTCAGCCGCCATCTGCACACCCGTCATCCCCGGAACAACAGTGCCCGCAAGATTAGAGGCAAGGAGAAAAGCCAAGGCGTCAGAAAATACATCAGAGAACTTTTCAGGCTTAACCTCCGTGGTGATATACCTAATCCATATACGCTTCTGCTCTGCCACCAAACAGACTTGTCCGTTGATCAGCTCTCGGACGTAATGAAGAGTCTGTCGAGTTGCGTTTCCATTTTCGTCAACCGGATAGGCATAAATGATCTTCACACAGTCCGCAGGAATCGGAAATGCATAGCCGCCTCCGATAGGCTCTACTGTCAAACGTGCAAGCTCTTTGCGCGTTGTAGCAAAGCTCCAGTTATAGGCGGCAAGGATAGTTTTTAAGGCAATGGGATAAAAGCGCCTGCAATGATCGGCCTGCGCGCTTCCTTCCGGCGGATCAATTGAGGTCACTGTCGCTCTATCTCCCAGTCGCGAGAGAGCGATATTGCAGATGTCGACAACAGAAGACATGTTTGCTCCTAAAAAAGAGGGGGCGCAAGGCCCCCAAAATGCTCGCTAGGAATAATCCTGTTTACTCGGCTGCATAGTCACCGATGCGCTTGCCCTTCGGAGAGGATGCGCAAAGGGAGATGCCTGCTGTTACCTTGCAGCTCATTGCAGTGCCGGTAAAGGACAGCTTGAGGTAACGCGGACAGCCTTGCGGCAGTTTGATTGCCGTATCTGTACCGTAAGCCGTTGCTACGGTATCAGTCACAGAAGTGCTGGCAGAACCGCCGAGAACCTCGATAGAGGTCGGCAGAGCGGAGCCAGAAACACTCAAGATGACGTAGAGTTCACCTTCAGAAACTCCGGCTTTATTCAGGTCAAGAGTGTTCGTTGATGTTCCGGAAGTCCCGGAGAGGGACTGGCCGTCACTGAACATAAGCTTGGAATCGAATCTCATCTTTTTCTCCTATTACGAAACAAGATCTTCAGTGAGGCTGATGGAATCAGACACTTCGATCGGAATGTCGAAGAACATGGTCTTGAACTGTTCGGCGGCCTCAACAACTTTGAGAACGTTTGTGCTCTTGGCGTAAGCGGCAAGTTCAAGAGCGGTATGCACTTCTTCAGCACAGAAAAGGTGAAGATTTGTGCGAAGGTCTGACGGGATACGGTTCTTTGCAACGATCAGTTTCTTGATCAGATCTTCGGAACCCATGTCGACAGCACCGTCGGAGATCGGGATGTTGCAGACACGGACCACACCGCGCCAGTCGTTAAGCGCGGCACCTGCCTGCCACTTGTAGTGGTCGCGATAGACTTCATACATGGAGCCGTCGGAGTTCATGTGAGTGCACTGGCCCTTGTCGGTGTGCTGTAAACCGATCTTGGATCCCTTCGGATAGATGCCGAAGAACTGATCCATCGACACAATAAAGATCGAAGTGACTTTCTTGGTCGTAGCTCCGGTACTCACAGCCTTAATGACATTGCGAGAGGACGGAGTTGTAGAGCTCGTGTCGTTATAACGAGCGGCAAGGCCCATGAACTTGTCCGGCTCGGCATCGATATCACCATAGAACATTGTCTTTGCCATATCGTTGCCCATACCGGCAAAGAACGGTTTCTGCTCAGACAGGCGCCAGGCTGCTGTGTTGCCGTTTACGTCAGCCAAGTCTTTATCGACTTCAGCGTACATTTCAACGTTTCCGCAGGTATCGGTGACCTGAGCGGTCGTGGATTTCTGCGGCTGAACGCCCTGATAAAGGCGGCGCCAAGTCGGTTCAGGGATGCCAGTTCGGATGGCATGAAGGTAGCCATCCGTCTTGTTGCACTCTTTCCATCTGAGGAGTTTGAGAATCGGGTCTCGTTTAGACAAGACTTCAGCGATCGGAATAATCTCACCTTTCGGGTCAAGTCTCGATGCGAGGTCAACCAGTGTTGGATATTCAGCAGCCATCGTAATTACTCCTAAAAATTAGTTCATCTTTGAGTTAGGGAAAAAAGCCCGGGCGCGCTCGGCTGTTGAGAGTTCACCCGACCTGCCGCCCTTTACGACGGCATCATCGCTGAGTGCCTGCTGAGCGGCAAGGCACCCTTTAATGAATCCTGCATGACGATTGAGGCCGACAGACTCGAAGAACTGGCGAGTCTCAGCGTCAAAGAACTTTGCGTAAAAGCGGCTTGCGCTCTTAAGGTTGGCCGCATAGTTCGCACCGCCAATTTGAGGGTCAGCCTTGGCTTCAGCAGTCAGGGCCTGCTTGACTTGAGCAGACTGTTCCTCCGCACGCTTTGCCAAAACAGAGGTCATATTTGTGACCAGTTTCGAGTAAGCGGCCTGAGAAAGATTCAGGTCCTTGCATTCTTTCTTGAACGCCTCAATCGCTCCTTCATCGAGCTGAATGCCTTCCGGAAGTTCAATGCCTGTTTCGTCGTAACCTTTCTCTGGCGCGCCTAAAACGTCGTTGCCTTCCTTCTTTTCGGCTTCCTCTTTAGATTCGCCTTCTTCCTCGTCTGCGCCCATGCCTTCAGGTTCTTCGTCCTTAGGTTGAGGAGCTTCAGCGGAGGTTTCGGGCTGTGCCGGAGGTGTCGCCTCCTGATGTGCCGGAGTAGGATCTGCAGGAGGAACGTTGCCTTCAGTTGCGGCAGCGCCTGCTTCATTGACGGTGGTTTCAGCGGTATCAGCCATTTAGTTTTTCGTTCTCCATTCTGCGAACCAGCTCGAGATTGATGCCCTTGAGTCGATTCAATATTTGCAAACCTATGTCGCGCCTAGCAGAAGCTATTGTCATCAGCGTCATGTCCTGAGACGTGACCGAGCTGTCGACGGCCGTCATGTCGAGAATCCATTGAAAGACCCTTCGGCCTTCGACTGTCTCAAGAGTTTTCTTGATGGCAATCTCCAGCTCCTTGAGTTTTTGTTTCTCTGCCTTTTCAGCCAGCTCCCGCTGTTCGATTTCGAGAAGCGGATCATCTATGTCTGTCATTGTCATTTAGGGCCCTTTAGGTTTATGGACGCTTACTGCGCTCCCTCTTCAGAGAAAGCTTCCTGCAGGCCCTGAGAGTCAGCTGCCTGCCCTAGATCTTTGAGGCTTGTCATTGCCTGCTGAAGTTGTGCGGCCTGCATCTGCGCCTGCTGTTGCTCGGCCCTTTGCTGGCGAATAAGGGCAACCTTCTGTCCTGTCACAATCAAGGACGGCGGAACACCGTTCATGTCTGCAAGCTGATCGATCGTTGCATCCACATCGAGCTTGTCCACGGCCTGGGGATTGATCTGAGCGAGAAGGCCAATCTGTTGAGCCGTTCTCACAATGCCGTTGGCCGATGCGTTCTTCTGAGCTTCTGCCAGAACAGAGACGTACTCGATCGAAAGTTCTCTGCCGTAGAGTTCTTCCGGAACTTCCGGGAGCATGTTGTACTCAACCATGAAGCCAAAGGCATTTGTTACAAGCGGGTCAAGAAGCTCGGTGTGCAGGCGCTCCAACACAGGCCCGAGCATCATCACTTTTTCCTGCTCGAGGGCCTGAACTTCTGTCGCAGTGCGGTCGGTTTGATTGGCAGTTGCCGCGATCATCTGAAACACGTTGACGAAGAAGATGCGCTGAATGTCCTGCCGGGTAGATTGAATCAGGGCCAGCATTGCCTGCGGATCGGTGTGCACTTCCCACATAGAGCGGATGATCGGAGCTTCCTGCGGGTTGACGGCCACGCGGCCGCCAGGCTTGAACTGGCTCAGTTGATCTTTAAGCGTGGACGGGTAGAGAATCGGCGGCCTTGTTCCGTAATCCACAAGCTCCGCGAGTCTCAGGTGCAATCTCTGTAAGGACTTCTGAGCGCTCAAAGCCTTGGCGCCGGGTCCGCGGCCATAAACCGAACCGCCGGAGGTCATCCAGCGCGGGCACAGTGCCGGAAAGTTTCTAAAGCCGGATTCCGAGAGAACTTTGTCCTGCACTCCTTCCTGAAAATAAACAGACTGCCAGGGCATATTCTTGTTGTCACGTTTATCCGGATTACGTTCAATTCGAGGTTCAATCGCGTGAATCACATTGAAGCGGGCAAAGGGATCTTTCTCAAATGCCTGCCGAACATCATTGTTTACGACTTCAAAACCCCATTGCTGGACCATTTGTTTAGCAGTGAGAGAAAGGCGCCGATACATCGTATCGACCTTTCCGTAATCATCTTCAGCCAGCCAGTACTCCCCGATTGTGAGATTCTGCAGGGAGATGAGCTGTTCCGGATGAGGCTTAACGATCGTGCATGCAGTACCAAATACAGGAAGCTCTAAATAGCTCTGGTGAAGCGCGTTGTAGCATTCGGCCTTTGAGAAGTAGAGAAGCAGAAGGTCTTGAACTTTCGTCATCCACTCTTTGACAGCGGGATTCTTGTCGAGGTCAGGATCCATTGTGGTCAGACGCAGCCAGGGCCTTGAAGGAGACGAGACGCCGCCGAGCAAACCAGCGGCCAAAACATCCGCGCAGTCAATTGCTTCAGCATCGAGGATCTTGCGATAACGCTTTGAGCCCTGAGTTGCATCTTCACCTGAGAAGCATCCTAAGTCCGGAAGACAGTAGTCGCGAATATCGCGCCACAGATCCTCCCAGGAACTGCGCTCCTGTTTGAGGCTCTCGAAGCGCTGATTGATAAGCTTGATGTCTGCGGGCATAACTATCCCCCGATAAGCTGTTTCTTCTGCAGTTTGAAGCGTTCATCCTGCGCCGCTTCACTTGCCAGAACCGTTTCACTCATTCCTTCCGGAGTGTCATCAACAACCGTGTCTCCGACATTTGCATGCTTTTTGTTTGCCATGTTGGCGTTCTGAGACTGCTGCTCTTCAGCCTGTGCCTGCTGACGTGCGGCTTGAGCCTGAGCCTTTCGAGCCTGATCCTTCTTGTTCTGCATGTGGTTGTAGGCTCCCGCAGTGACAACGTTGGCGGCCGCCTTCACAACGGGTTTGACCACCTTGCCCACAGCGTGGACCACAGACGATACTGCTCCCATGATCAGCCTCCGAGTAAAGAGGAACCGGTGCCAAGCGCGCCAGGGTTCAGGGGAGCCGCATTGCCGTTTGTCAGAAGCGTGGATCCCAATCCGTTGTCAATCGTGTTGTCTGCCAAAAGACCGTCAAGATCGGCCTGCTTGCGGTTTGCTTTGTTGCGGGCCTGATCTTCTTCCTGAGCCAAGGCCTGCTGCTGAGCAAGCTGTTCTTTGGCGGCCGATGTTTGACGATCCCCGGTACGTTTCTGCTCATAAGCGCTCAACCCCGAAGTCACGGCACCCACTAATGTGCCCGCGATAACTGCTGCAGTCATTCCCATGATCAAAGTTCCTTAAAAAATAAAAGATGCTTTCTGCCCTGCACTCCCTTTGCGAGTGCCTTAGCCAGAGGAGAATCCTCGGGCACGTCCCATAGGAAAAACTTGGCGCCTGCCTCGATTGCTTTACGTTCTGCCAGCACTGCCAAGCGGCCGCCGATTGAAGTATTGCGATATTCCGGCGACAGATAGATCGCATCGTTTTGTGCGAAGACTTCGTCGCTGTGCTGGTGCGTAAAGACAAAGACAGAAGCAAACCCGACGGGCTTACCTTGGTCTTCAACAATGAGGCCGAAGGAGTCTGTGCCTTCGCTTAAGATTCGGTAGATCGAACGATCCGGAACTGCCCTGCGGTTAGGCAAGCCTGCCTCCGACATTGCCGAGTCAATAAGCTCACGGCAACGGTCAATGATTTCAACTAAGGACGCGTCAATGATTTTCATGAGCCCATTGTCTAGGCTCAGGCGCAGGGTTTATGGACGGTGTTATGAGTTCCAATACTCGGATTCAAAGGCTTCCTGGGGATCGTAGGAATCATTCACGCCGTAGATGGCGCGCTCCATACTTCGGGAAAGTTTAGGAGCCACGGGAGCGGCAAAGGTCAGAGCCAAAGCGTCTGCTAAGTCCGGAGATCGTCCGATGCGTTCCTTGAGTTTGTCTTTGGCCTCGAGAATCTTAGGGCCTTTGGGTGTGTAGCCATAAGTCGGAGCGCCCAAGTCACCCTGCAGAACGGGATCCGGAGGAATCGCACCGCCTTGCTTAATCCATTGGGCCATGTGCCACCACATCTCCATGCGGCGGTTTGCGAACTGCTCTTTGTCGATGGCCTGTGCTCCGAAAGGAACCTCCACGACATCAAACCGCATCTGGCGAAGTCTGTCGATCACACCTTGCCCGGCGCCTGAGTCAATGAATACGGCCTCGGGTTTTTCTTTGGCCATTTCTACCGCAATGCGATCAGCCAATGCCATGTTGTCAAACTTCCGGATAACAATCGGCTCAAAGGCAACGAGTCCTCTGCGCTTAAAGATGACCGAGGCATCGGATCCGAAGCGGGCAACGTCAATGCCATAAATGAGCGGAGCGCCCATGTATTCGCTCTCTCGATAGAACTTATTGGCCGCGGCCCGAATATCGTCAATCGGAATAAGACCATTGTCCTGAGCGGCAGAGAAGTCGCAGAGAAACTCTTGCCGGTACTCGTTCTCAGACATTTCTACCTTGAGCGCTGCCAACTCCTTTTCGTCAATGACATGAGTTTGCTCAACGGAATAAAGCATCGCGATCCAGTCCGGATCACCTTTGCTCATGAGGTTCAAAGCCTGATCGTATAACTGAGAGAAGAGGTTGATGCCTTTGGGAGTTCCGATGAAAGCGGCCCATCCTTTTCTGTCAGCCAGTGCCGGACGAATCACTTCTCCCCAGAGCGTGGGTTTAATCTGCGCAACCTCATCGATCACTACGCCGTCAAAGTACATGCCTCTCAAAGCATCCGGATTATCAGCACCGAAGATCCGGATCGTTGCACCGTTAGGCAAAAGGATCGAGAGCTTTTGTTCGTTGATCGAGATTGCAGGGATTTGCGATGTGTAATGCTTCAGGTATCCCCAAGCGATCTGCTCGGCCTGGTTACGGAATGGAGCAAGGTAGGCATACATGCCGCGCTCTTTACGGTCCGTAATGGCCCGCTTGATGAGGTGATTCACAGACAGAACTGTCTTGCCTAAGCGTCGGTGAGCAACCAGAACGCAGAATCGATGTGTCTCGAGCTGTTTGTGAATCTCGTCCTGGGGAAAGCGGGGACGGTAAGGAATCACAACTTTCATTCTTCCTTCTCCGTCTGTTTCTTGCCGTCATCCCAAACAAACTCGATCTTGCCTTCTAACTTGCTCTCGTTGTCTTTCGAGTAGGCGCCTAAGTGTTTGCCGAGCATGTCATAAGCCTTAAGCAGAGACGGTGCATCCTTGAGGCCCATGATCACTTCGCCGTCTTCGTTCTGATAAACGGGGATTTTCTCCGACAAAGTTTCTCGGATCTCCAGAAGCTCTTCCCGCCACTTCTGCACTGTGTAATCTGTTTTCTCGTTAATCTTTTTCATGCGCTTTTCTATCTCTGCAATGATTAAGGGTTTTCCAAGTAGTTCGCTGGCGACATTACCGGCGTTTTTCGGCGAGTAGCCTGCCTTTCTAGCCGCTTCAGTAGCCGTCATCCCTTTCAGATATCCATTGACAAATTTGCGCTGCATAGCTGTGAGCTTTCTGGTCACTTCTGTCTCCGATATGCGTGAGGAATCTTTCCCCGGATCAATCCCGTGCAGATGGCAAAGACGGTGCTACGAGGCATTTCCATCATCCGGGCAATTTGCCGATAACTGAATGCCTCGCCGCGCAACTGCAGGACAAGATCAACTTCCCTGTCGGTGTATTTCGCATGAGGCGAATCCTCACCGACCGGGACGCCCAATCGAGACACGGCAATCATGCGTTTAACGGAAAAAGAATTCGGGGAACTCACGCTTCACCAGAATGATTGCTTTGTCGATAACTTGCCGGCGCCGCATTGACTCAGGCGGCAGAGCCTTTGCTTCTTCGGCCGCCTGCTGCAGATACTCCGCAGCCCTTCTCGGCAGCAGTGTTGCGGTCCCTAAGGGAGCCTGCGTTTTGGTCTGTTCTTCATTCTTTCGGGGCATCGCTCAAAACTCCTGATAAGTCCACCCCTTACCACGCTCCGGATAAACAACGAGCATGCGGAAAGGGTACTCAGTCGCGCAGACCTTCGTCTTCACTTTCGCGTCGTCTGCGAAGAACTTGGGCGATCCCTTAACCTCATGCAGTTCGAGCTGGTCTTCAGCCGTAAGCACGAGAAAATCGGGGTTATACCAACAAGTATCCGCGGCGATTTTTAGCTTTATGGACTCGAACCAGTAAGCCTTGATCCTGCCTGCGATACGTTCGGATTCTAGGTAGGCGGCATAAGCCTTCTCTGTTTCATTCATCTGCCCGGCTTTCATTCGGCCCTTGGCAAACCCGTTCTTTTTGCCTCCGACAAAACCACTGATCTTCTTCAGGACAATGGGGCCGGCTTTGGTTTTTGTTTTGGCCAGCAGTTCCCTGTATGCAGGATCATCGGTGCTTTTGAATCTCATCATTGACATGATTGTTGTTCCCTCCTGGGTTTGGTTGTTATTTGAATTGGGTTGGCATGACAGCGCGACGATTCCCGGAAAAGATGTCTCGAAGTGTCCGGACAGGTATGTCCATCTTGCGTGAAATCTCCCGCAGAGAAAGACCTGCCAGCCTAAGGTCAAAGCAGTGAATCAACTCAACATCCGTGTACTTAGCATGCGGACTGGATTCACCTACCCGGGCAGACCTATCTGAGAGAGAAACCGTGGAAGGCTTAACGCTGAGATCTGAAAAACTCCGGATATTGGCTCTTAGCTCAAGCAATTGCTTCCTGTACTCACAGCTCTCGTCGTACCTTGCCTTCTCTCTTTCGAGGCCGGACGCTGTCTCGGAGAATCCTTTGAGCTTCCTTGGGCAGTAGGGAATGGAATCTCCGAACAGATCCGCCTGGCGATTCGTCAATGTCATTCATCATCTATTCCCGCAATTGATCTTTAGAAACCGTCTGAGACTCCAGCTCTCGAAAAATCTCCGACAAGCTTTGCATCGAGTTGCGAATGTCTTTCTGGGTAAGACTTAGGAAAACAATCGCTATAGATAAAAAAATCT